AAGCAGTTCGTGTCTCCGCGTTCATTGGCTAAGTGTTCTCCTGTAATTCTTAACCGCGATAAGTTCTCAGAGAACGCCATGATGGGCGCATTGGCAGGTATCGCAGGGGAATCGTTTGCTAAGTCTATCGCGGCATTCATTGCGGTAGAAGGTAAGTTACTGAAGTTCGAGGATGTGGTCAAGAATCCTAAGACGACAGCTGTACCTGACAACGTAAGTGCCTTGGTGATGATGCTGTTCGAGGCAGTAGACAAGCTCGACAAGCATGACGATCTCAATAGCTACATGGAGTTCGTGAATCGTATCAAGTCATCAGAGATACAAAGTATCTTCTTCACGATGATCATGCGCACCAAGCCCAAGCTTGGTCGCTACAACCAAGAGATTGGTAAGTGGGCTACTGAAAATCACATGATCATGTGAGGTGATGTATGTACACAAAAGGGGAAAAGTTTGAGCGAGTTCTGTTACTGATAGGACTCATCGTATTACTGTTAGATCTTTTTTACTGGAGAGCATAATGATTACTGAAGAGCAACGAATCAAAAAGGGACACATCATGCTGATGAAGCATCCCGAGACCGCATTGTGGTCAGGTGTGTTGATGATGGGTACAACAGAGATTGTTGATGATCCCAAGGTGACTGCATACACCAATGGTGTAGACAAGCGGTATGGCAGAACATTCTTGCAAGTGGTCTGTCCAACTCAAGAGGAAGTCAATGGCTTGATCTTGCATGAGAACTTGCACATTGGATTGCGTCAGATGATTCACAATCTTGATCTGTTCAGAGAGGATGTCAAGAAAGCAAACAAAGCCGCTGACTTTGTGGTCAACGACATGATCATGGAGATCAGCAAGAAGTATCCTCAGTTAGTGCAACTGCCCAAGGGCGGATGCTATGACATGAAGTACCACAACATGAACATGCGTGAGGTGTACAAGCTACTGGAGGAGTGTGAAGGTGGCAAGGGTGGTAAGGGTGAGGAAGGCGAGGGTGATGGAGATAGTCCGTCAGGTAGTGGTGGCGACGAGTATCAGTTTGATGAGCATGACTTTGAGACAGCCATTACCCAAGAGGAAGCCAAAGAGATGGATGCGCGTATTGATCGTGCGATTCGTGAAGGCGCGCTGTTGGCAGGTCGTCTCGGTGTTGACTTGCCTAGACAAATTACAGACATGCTTGCACCTGTGATCGACTGGAAGGAAGTACTTCGCGACTTCGTGACATCGGCATGCAAGGGTAAGGATGAGTACACATGGCGCAAGTTCAATAGGCGTGTGATCTCCAATGACATTTACTTGCCAACTGTGGAGAACGAAACCATTGGCGAGGTGGTCGTGGCGATTGACACATCAGGCTCGATTGGTCAGGAAGAACTCAACGTGTTCGCATCAGAACTGGTCTCGATATGTGAGGCGGTGTCCCCTGAAGCGGTGCGCGTTCTGTGGTGGGATACCAAGGTTCATGGTGAACAACTCTTCACAGACAACTATGACCAAATCGCATCGATGCTCAAGCCCTTGGGTGGTGGTGGGACTAAGGTGTCGTGTGTGTCTGAATACATCAATAAGAAGAAGATCAACGCAGAGTGTGTGTTGGTGTTTACCGACGGGTATCTTGAGAATAACGTGGAGTGGAATATCTCTGCACCAACTTTGTGGCTTGTGACTCACAACAAAGATTGGACTCCTCCTAGTGGCAAGTTAGTACATGTAAAGGATTGATCATGGCATTCAACGACATCGCAGGCGCAAGCTATAACGGACTGATAGAACATACCAAAAAGGTCAAGCCGTACAAGGACTCAAATGGTGCATACAACTTGGGTTACAGGAAGTATTCAGATCGTCACTTCAGATTGAGGGAGGATAGTGTCATTGAGATATTCTTCTCTAACATGGCAAATGTGAAGCGCAAGATTCAGGAAGGCGAGGACTTGTATGGGAGACAGAGCAGGCATCTTGCAAACATTCATCCTGACAACTCTATCGAGATTGTTAAATCAGAAGGACAAGGCGACATCCAATTCTTGTGTGCGTTGATTCCCTATGTGACACATAGTCTGCCACATCATGGCTTGTTGATCAGATCATCTAACAGATGGAAGGAAGGTGGTAGCCAACAATCACATCCAGTATTCAGAGGTGGTCGGTTTCATTTAGAAAGCCATGAGACCATGACGCCTTATGTACTGCAACCACGGGCGGTGAATCGTAAGTTGCGTAAAGAAATTATTGCGCGTTTCGATACATTCAAGAAAGTTGGAATGACTATGCTTGAGGCAATGAGTCCGCATGGAATCTTTGAGATATACAAAGACCTATGGAATGAGTACGGAGAAGATGCTATGCATGAGATACAACCTGATTTGATTGTCAAGCTAGTGCATGAGAACAAATACTTGGATGCGGTATTTTTGTCTCAACTATGTAAAAGTGACTTTGGTTGGTTTGGCATGTGGAGGGTTAGTCAACTCATAGCTGACGAGAAGGTGGGTAACTTCAGTACGCACAGGCTCAATAACTTCTTAGGCGATGACTACAAGAGAAGTGTTAGAGAGTTACTTATAGGTGGGGAAGAGGGAGAGTGCAAGATGAATGATTTGCTTATCAAGGGTACACCCGAAGCATTCCACTATAAAGATCCCATACCAAATGGGCAGGCTGTACCTACATCTAAGTGGGGCTACAAGCTGACAGACTTGTCAGGTAACAATTTAATTCGTGTTTAACAGGAGAGAAAGCTATGGACTACATATCACAATTCGCAAACCAAGACGCGACACAAGAGCAGATAGAAAATAACCCGAAGCTTAAGAGCCTAGCCATGCAGGTGTGCCATGAGTTTAATCTACGCGTACATCAGCACAAAGAAGCGCACAAGCTAGGGATACTTACAGAGCAAGGTCTGCCAGTAGGTTATGTCTCTGTGATCAAAGACTATCGTGATGGAGAGTTCTATTACGAGGTGAGTATGCCTGACATCATCAGCAAGGAAAAGAGTAGTGCTAGATCAGACAGAAACTCGCGTGACTCTGACAAGGTTACTACTTTGCTCAAGAGCATTAAGAAGAACAAAGAAATACCAACGACTGAGAAGCTGACTAAGAACTATCTGCAATGCTTGTTCTACGCATTACAGCGTGTCGGTGAGGCGGGTAAACCCGACATTGCAATTAGAAATGATGTTGCATTATCAGCAATTAAATATGCGTTAGGTATTGACACGATGAGTGTTCAATTACATACTGCCAAACTCCAAGAGATCTATGACCAGTATATGAAACAAGTTCAAGAATTAAGTAGTGCGAAAGATAACCACGACAGGTATCTTAAAGGTTGTACAGCTATCGGCATTGCAGGCAACAGATGGCATGAAGCAGGTAAGCCTTACTATCTTGTAGGCAATGTTGGGGCTGATGAGAACGGCAACTTAGCGTTTCAGGGTGGTCTGACGCGCTATGCAACTCTCACAGATACAGAACATGCACCGACAGCGGCAATGATTCGTACATACATGCAAGGTAGCGAACACAGAAGCGACAGTAGCAATGACCTTGGCATACCTTGGGCAGATCATTACTACAATGGGATTGACATAGCCACAGGTTACACAGGCAACACAGGTCTTTGGGCATTGATCCCCAAGTATGCCGAATAATCCTCTCCACGATTTCCCTCCAGTATCGCATAGCTATCTAGAAAATAGCTTGCGAGTACCAATGTGGGTTGAAGATGGTTCGTATGAAATAGAAACTGGTCTCAATAGGAAGCGCATTTACACGGAAGAAACTCTACCCGATGAAGTCAAAGCATTGCTTTCGATGATTCATTCTTTCCCTGATCACAAATTAGGGATAGGAAGTTTTAGTAGAGTCGCGTACATCGCACCCGATGAGAGACTAGCAGAGATTGGTTGGCAAGTAACCAACAACCTTTACATGCTTGTATTGGAACGAGAAGTTTTTAACAGGCTAGACGGAGCAAAGTAATGGCAGATACACCTGAGAAGAAAGTTAAACGCAAGGTCATGGCGCAACTCAAGCTATTGAGAACTGCATATGTAGTTACGCCTATGAGTGGTGGATTTGGCAACTCAGGTGTACCTGACGTGCTATGTTGTTATGAGGGGCGGTTCATTGGTATTGAATGCAAAGCTAATGGCGGTAGAGCAACAGCGTTACAACTGCATAACTTGAACTCAATCGAGATTGCAGGGGGCATTGCACTTCTTATCAACGAATCTAATGTTGATAATTTAATAGACATGATAGAGGAGAGAGTAAATGGAACAGCTTAAATACAGTTCAAAGGTTTTACCACTACGCGGTTACGATCACCCGAAGTTCAAGTGGGTGAACTCATCACAAACCGATGTGCGTAGGACATGGCGCAAGGCAAGGTTACTCATGCTACTAGTGAAAGGTAATCCGTATGAAAGCCGTACTTGAGTTTTATTATCCCGAGGATGAAGAGAGACTACAACACGCGATGAAGGGTACTGAGTACTACGATGCGTTGTGTGAGATAGATAACATCCTTGCTATGCCATACACCAAGGCAGAGGCATATACAAAGATCAAAGCGGTAGTGTTTAAAACATTGGAGGGCGCATGAAAATCTGTGTGTACACGATTGCTAAGAATGAAGAACATCATGTACCTAGATTTTGTGCGTCAGCCAAAGATGCGGACATAGTTTTGATTCTTGATACAGGCTCTACTGATAATACAGTTGAACTTGCAAAGCAATGCGGTGCGACTGTGTATCAGCAGAAGATATTCCCTTGGAGATATGACGAGGCGCGTAACCGCGCATTGGCATTGATACCCGAGGACTTTGATGTGTGCATTGGTATGGACATGGATGAGTACTTGACAGAAGGGTGGCGAGAGGAAGTTGAGCGACTGTGGGTAGATGGAGTTAATCAGATTGTTTACCCATTCAAACTCAACGAGAATCGTAGCGTCATGACCAATAAGATTCATGCACGATTTGGATTCTTTTGGGACTATCCAGTACATGAATGCATAGTGGTTGATGTGCGCACAAAACGTAAGACAGCTACTAGCAACATGACGTTGGTAACACATGATCCGTATGTGGAAGCCAAACTAGACAAGCATTATGAAATGCTTCAATACGCAATCAAGCAGTACCCTGATAGTGGGCGCATGGTTTATTACTACGCAAGAGACTTAGTGAACTTGCAGAAATGGGAACAAGCCATACCTCACTTGAAGAAGTATCTAACACTTGACCAAAGAAAGAATGCGAAAGAGAAAGCTACATGTATGCAACACCTAGGCAGATGCTATGACAAGCTAGGCAAGGGTGATGAAGCAATCGAGTGGTATAGGAATGCTGTAATTGAAACACCGAATGTTAAAAATACATGGGACAACCTAGCGCATATCTATGCAAAGAATAAGAAGTACCCCGAGGCTTATGCAATATCTTTAGTAATACCAACGATAGCCAAAGTTGCGGATGAGATGCGAGACAACTCAGGCTTGAACGGAAACATTCCTATGGATAGAGCAAAAGCTATGGCAACTAAATTGGGACTAAAAAATGATACCGCCATTCCCGCCATTTCCGAATCCAAAGGACAAGGGCAAGAAGGAACCGAAGTTCAACCCTGATAACCATGAGGAAGCACCAGTATGAAACACGATGACGATGATATTCAAGAGTATGAGCATGTTAAATGGAACTCAATACGCAATGAAGTACTAGAAGAAGTAGCAAAAGAATTTGACAGTATGCGTATTGCATTTGGAGATACAGCCCATAGTTTTGCGCAGTATGTAAGGGAGATGAAAAGTGCCAAGACCTAAACCGCCCGAGCCTTTGATAGGCAGACAGATAAGGTTGTCAGATAGACAATTCTTTATCTTAAACCACTTTGGTGGTGCTGAATGGCTGAGAAAGCTACTTGATAAAAAAGATCCATTCCCAAAGAAGTTTTATAAAGTTAATCAACCAGTAGAAAGTATTTATGACAAAGCGAATCAAACAAGTAAGAGCATCTAAAGTCCGCGAATTTATTCTGATGAATCCTGATATTAGTGCGCAGTTCATAGCAGATAAATTCAGCGTTCCTTTGCAGTCTATCTATAACATCCGCTATCATCTTAAGAAGAAGCTTGCAGAGAAGGGGCAGGAACTTAAGAGGTCAGCCAACGTTGACGAGCAAGTTGCGCAAACCAAAGTAAAGCGCGTAGCGCAGTTACTTGAAGAGTGGAGTAATGCGCCTGTGGAGGTTGTTAAGCCTAAGACACCACAAGAGCATGTCAAGGACATATTAGATAATTGGCAACCGCCTAAGACTCCCGACACGCCTGTGGTAATGGTTGTTCAGCCTGATCCTGTGAATCACCCTGCGCACTACACGCATGGCGGTATTGAAACGATAGACTTTATCCAAGCGAAGCTGACCCCCGAGGAATTCCGGGGATTCTTGAAGGGTAACATCTTGAAGTATGGAAGTCGTATTGGACACAAGGACAACGATATGCAAGATGCAGGCAAGCTTGCTTGGTACACATCTAAACTGCGTTCAGTATTGGCAACTAAATGAAACTTATCACACTTGACTTTGAAACTTACTACACCAAAGAGTTTGGCTTTAGTCGTCTCACGACGGAGGAATACATTCGTGATCCACGATTTGAAGTTATAGGTGTAGCGGTTCAGGTTGAGGACGGAGAGCCTGTATGGTTCTCCGGTGATAGGGAATCCCTGCGTAAATGGCTGTGGAAGTTTGACTGGAAGAACAGCATGGTGTTGGCACACAACACCTTGTTCGATGGTGCAATCTTGCATTGGCACTTTGGCATAACACCGGCAGTCTTTCTCGACACCCTCTGTATGGCGAGAGCTATACATGGTGTTGACGCAGGGGGTTCTCTGGCCAAACTTGCAACCCGATATCAAGTAGGAGAGAAAGGTACAGAGGTCAATGACGCGATAGGCAAGGCGCGTCTTGACTTCACGCCTGAAGATCTAGCGCAGTATGGAGAGTACTGCAAGAACGATGTACGTCTCACGTACGATCTATTCAACATCATGTCTAAAGGCTTTCCTATGGAGGAACTGAAGCTGATAGATATGACTTTGCGCATGTTCACGCACCCACTTTTATATGTGGATCAGGATACCCTGACGGAGCGTTTAACTGATCTACTTAGCGAGAAGAGCGAACTACTTAGTTCACTCAAAGAACAACTCAAGTGCGAGACTGAAGAAGATGTGCGCGACAAGATGTCTAGCAACCCTAAGTTTGCCAAGGTGCTAGAGTCATTCAACATCATCGTGCCACTAAAGAAAAGCCCAACAACAGGTAAAGAAGTCCCTGCGCTTGCCAAGAAGGATGAGGGCTTCATCGCGTTGACTGAACACGAAGATACATTTATACAGCATTTGTGCGCAGTCCGACTGGGTACTAAATCTACACTCGAAGAAAAACGTATTGAGCGATTCATGGAGATCGGCAAACGTAACAAAGGCATGATGCCTATCCCCTTGAAGTACTATGGCGCACACACAGGCAGATGGTCTGGCACAGACAAGATCAACTTTCAGAACTTGCCTAGCCGAGATGTCAAGAAGAAAGCTTTGAAGAAAGCAATCGTACCGCCTGATGGGTACATGGTGATTAACTCTGACTCATCACAGATTGAGGCTAGGGTATTGCCTTGGCTTGCAGGACAAGATGATGTGGTCAAGCAGTTTGCTGACGGAGAAGATGTGTACTCTGTCTTTGCTACTGAGGTATATGGCAGACCTATCAGTAAGAAAGATCCAACCGAGCGATTCGTGGGTAAGACTTGTATCCTTGGACTTGGCTACGGCACAGGCGCGTTAAAGTTACAGCACACACTCTCAACCTCGCAGCCAGTAAGCGTTAAGCTTGATGAAGAAGAATGTAAGCGCATCGTTGGCGTGTACCGAGACAAGAACGATAAGGTCGTTGATCTATGGGGTGAAGCTGATCGCATGCTCAATCAGATGCTCAACGGACAGATAAAGAAACCCATTCAGTTTGGCAAGCACGCGTGTGTGTATTACGACAACGATGGGATTATCTTACCCAACAACATGCGTATCAGGTACACCAATATACGCAGGGAAGATATAGATGGCAAGTCGCAGATTGTGTATGACTCTCGCAAGGGAACAATATCTATTTGGGGTGGGGCAGTCGTAGAGAACGTGGTTCAAGCCTTGGCGCGTATCGTGGTCGGTGCGCAGATGGTGGAGATCAATGACACGTATAGAGTAGCCTTGACTGTGCATGATGCCGCTGTTGTAGTTATCCCTGATGACGAGGTTGATGAGGCAATTAACTTAATAACTGGTCTCATGTCTAAGCCGCCCGTGTGGGCTGACGGACTACCTGTGGCATGCGAGGCAAAAGCAGGTGCAACTTATGGCGATTGCTGATAATATGTAACCCTCAAAACCCTAGATGGAATTACAGTTATGCAAGCCAGTGAAGTTAAATGGTCGTACTCAGGTCTTAAAGACTTTGTAAATTGTCCCAAGCAGTACCAAGAAGTAAAGGTACTCAAGCGGTTCACCAAGTTTCCTACCAAGGAAATGCGCTATGGCACAGAGGTTCACTCTGCGCTTGAAGATTACGTCAAAGACGGAACTCCCCTGCTCAAGAACTACGAGAGGTTTCAGAAGCAGCTTGACCCGCTACGCGATATGGAAGGTATTAAATTCCCAGAGCATCGCATGGCACTTACTTATGACAAGCAGGTCTGCACTTGGGGGGCAAAGGACTATTGGGTTAGAGGTATCGCTGACTTGTTAGTTGTCAATGGTGACAAGGGTTTCATCGTGGACTACAAGACAGGTAGCAATAAGTACCCTGATCCAAAACAATTACAGCTGATGGCTTTGATGGCGTTTGCGCATTTCCCACAGCTTGACCACATTCATGCAGGACTGTTGTTTGTAGCCCACGAACACTTTGTTACATCCGAGTACTCCCGAGACAAGATTGACCAGTATTGGAAAGACTTTGAAGGCGACTTAAAAAGGTTGCATAATTCGTTTAGCACCGACACTTGGCAAGCAAACCCTACGCCTTTATGTGGATGGTGTCCAGTCAACACCTGCGAGTTCCATAAAGGGAGGTAACATGCCTTACGTTAACAAGCCAAGACCATACGCCAAAGAATATCAACAGCAGAAAGCTAGGGGTGAACATGAGCGTCGTATGGAGCGTCAGCGCGGTCGTCGTGCAATAGATAAGACAGGCGAGGATGGCAACGGCAACGGCAAGGCAGACCGCAGAGAGGGCAAGGATGTGGCGCACATGAAGGCTCTTGACAAGGGTGGCTCTAATAAAAATGGCTTGCGTATCCAATCCGTAGCCAAGAATCGCTCATTCAAACGCGACTCCAAGGGCAACCTTGTATCAGAAATTAGCAAGCGTGAACGATCTAGGTGAAAGTACCTATGATTCCAATCAAAAAAATACTTGACAAATAAGGTATCATCGCTATATAGTATGTGTCGTTAGGCGTGAGTGGACACAGAGGGGGTTGCAGTTGCTGGTTTGTCGATTTCCCCCTAAACCGCGTCAGATAATCGGTGAGGCTATCTCTCCAGTTATGTTACTCGCGACAGGATTATCCGTCTTGGACACGCAGACGCAAAAGAGAAGTGGGGCAGGTGGAATCCCTGCACCTTTAGTTGAAAGACAGTATGGAATTAGTTGAAGATACGGCATTGAAATTAGATTGTCCTTCGGACATCGCAAAGACGATTCACTCTTACATTGACAAGAGCGAAATTATTGCGGACAACAACGGCTTGGCGCAAGTCGTCGTTTACTTTGGCATCAAAGAGATGCAACGTCTGGCAACCATTGCCCCTAACGACATAAAACTTCCTTCACCGATTGAGAGCCAGTACGATTGGCCCGGGATGTTTCAACCATTCGATCACCAAAGAGATACTTCTAGGTTTCTCACACTTCACAAGCGAGCTTTCTGTTTCAACGAGGCAGGCACAGGCAAAACATCTGCCGCTATATGGGCGGCTGACTACCTGATGCGTCAGGGCTTGATCAAGCGTGTCTTAGTTATCTGTCCCCTCTCGATCATGCAGAGCGCATGGCAAGCTGATCTGTTTAAGACTGCTATGCACCGCACATGCGCCATAGCCCACGGAGCGCAAGCCAAGCGTGAGAAGATTATTAAAGGTGCTTACGAGTTTGTAATCATCAACTACGATGG